CATCTCCAGCAGCGGCAGCTGGAGCAGCAGCGTCGCGCGATGGAGGCGCTCAAGCCCGCTGGTCGACATCTGATGGACGATAGCGGTATACTGCTACGGCATAGCGGGGCGCAGTCGGTATGATACGGAAACTGTTGCAACGGTTCGCGAAGCCTGCACCGCCCGTGCAGGGTCAGCAGGCGCGAGTCGGTCAGAACCGACTCGGCGCGCCGTTAGCCGCGTTCTCGCCAGACGGGCGCATGCTGGCGTACCGTCTGGACGATGTCACCATCCGCGACCTCGATCGTCTGCGCCAAGACCCAGTGATACGCGCCTCGCTGCGCCTCATCAAACTGCCCATCCTGCGCTGCGACTGGTACATCAACGCCGAAGACGAGCGCGTCGGAGCGTTCCTGCAGTCCGCACTGGAGCCCCACATGTACGACCTGCTCTGGGCGCTCTGCACAGCGTTCGACTTCGGGGTCGCGTTCGTCGAGAAGGTGCTGGAGTACCGCAAGGAGTACCGCACGACGCGCACGATGTCGACGACGCCCGCACGGCAGGAACTGCGCCTGCGCGATGTATGGATACTCTCGCGCGTGGCACATCTCGACCCGTCCATCTACTGGGCGCTGGTGTATCCCACAGGCGAGTTCGCAGGCGTCCGACACCTCGTGACGCCGTTCGCGCCCGAAGGCGAAATCATCGAAGAGGGACGGCTGATTCACTTCGCACTCGACGCCGAGTTCAACGAGGTGTACGGCAACCCGCTGATTAAGCCCGCGCTGCCGTTCTTCGAGCTGAAGCAACGCGCCCTGCAGGACATGGCGACCTACTACTCGACCTACGCCGTGCCGACGAAGAAGGGGTTCGCGCCCCCTGGCAAGACGCCTATCGGTACGACGGAATCGGGCGAACCCATCGTGGTGGATAACCTGCAGTACCTGAGCGAGCAGCTCGATAAGCTGGCAAACGCGCACTCCATCGTGCTACCGTCGCTCTATGACTCGAACGGACAGCGGATGTGGGAAGTCGAAGCGTTCGAGGTGCCGCCCGCTGTCGCCATCGAAAACTACATCCAGTTCCTTGACGAGCAGATGCGTCAGGCGATGCTGGTTCCCTCGCTGGCGACGATTCACCCGCAACGGGGCACCTACGCACTCGGTCAGTCGCAGATTGACCTCTTTCTGCAGAACGAGGATGCGTACCTGACGCAAATCGAGTCGGTGCTGAACAAGCAGCTGATTCCTGACTTGGTGCGCTATAACTTCGGGAGCGATGCGAAGGCGCGAATCGTGATGCGCATCGATCATGCGTACACGAAGCATCTGGTCGAGTCGTTCGTGCAGCGTCTGGCGGCAGGTCAGCCTGTGACGACGGCGGACGGGGATGTGATTGTGCCTGACTGGGCGCTCATCGCCGAGGACGCGGGCGTGCCCGTGCGCACGCAAGCCGCGTCGGAGATGGACTACCTGCACGGTATCGCATGGCAGGGCGGCAGGAACATAAACGGAGACGCCGAACGAGACGGCATGTTTGGAGGTGACGACGATGTGGACAGTGGAACAGATGCGAGTTACCGTTCAACTCTGCCTTATCGAGGATCCGATAACGGGCGCTAAGACGGTCTGGCTACGCGAGCAGGCGGGCGATAACCCGCCGTCGCCGTGGCAGGTCATCGAATCGCGCGAGGTGCAGGTACGCGCGATTTCGTACATCGAGAGTCTGCGTGCGCAGGACGCTGCGACCGACATCGACGCTGCGACGGGTCAAGCGGTCATCTCAGCGAGTCGGTATATGTTGGAACTGCTGAAGACGGCGACGGAACTCGACGCGGATACGATTGCATCGCTCCCTAAACCCGTCGGCGAGAAGCTCGCGTCGATGGTAACGAGGCTATCCGACCCAAACCCGATGTTGCCGAGCGTGCCCGCGTCGAACTCCTCACCAGCGACGAGCCCCAGCTCGCCATCAGCAGGTTCGTAATTCTATGGGAGGCAGGCGATGCGCGATTCGATTTGGAACATGCTCCTGCAGGATATGCTCGGCTATGCTTTGAGCTGCGGGCAATCTGGCGCGACCGACTGCGAAATCATCTTGCTAAGTTATCGCAGGCACGAGGTTCCGAGTCAGGTGACGCGGGGCTATAAGCGCCCGCAGGATGCACGCGCGGCGTATACGAAGCTGGAACGAGCCTTCCGCAAGGAACTCTTGGGGCAGTGGGACAAGTATGAATCGGGTCAGATGACGCTGGAGGAGTTCGAGGGCTGGTTCGCCGTGCGTCAGCAGGAGACGCTGGTGCATGCGTTCGCGCTCGGTCTGGCAGGTCGCGGGATACGCGGTAAGACACGGTTCACGGACGACGAGCTGCGCTACCTGCACGGTCAATACTCGCAGCAGATGCGCTACTTCAATCGGTTCATGCGCGATGTGCGTGCGGGTCGCGGACGGATGCCGTACCGTCAGCGTCTGGAGCTGTACGGACGCGACTTGTACGGGGTCTTCATGACCGCATGGTTCGCCTACGGCGCTGATCGCTCGCATCGGTTCCTGTGGCGTCTCTCGCCCGATGCGGAACACTGCGAGGACTGCGTGCAACGCGCGACGGAATCGCGTGCGAAGGGCGGGTACACTTACGACGAACTCATTAAGCTGGGTCTGCCAGGCACAGGCAAGACGCGCTGCTTGAATAACTGCCGCTGCTGGATCGAAGAAATCACGACGGGTCAGAAGACGACGCCGAGGAGGTTGCAACCGAAGCGATGACTCCGATAGCGCCCATGCGGCAGTGGATCATGGAACGGCTCACGGAGTACGCGAGCTACTGCGAGGCGTTCGGGCTCGCACGACCGACGGTGTACGAATGGTATCCGTCGGAAGTGCCGTTCGACAGGTTCCCCATCGTGATGGTGGGCAAGCTGCAGTCCTCGCTGGTCTCGCTGGCGCTCCCTGAACTGTTCGAGCAGCGTCATGTGTATAGCGTCGTCGGGGCGGTCTACTCGCCCGACCCGCGCGAGAGCATCCTGCAACAGGAGTGGTACGCCGACCTCTGGCTGGACTATGTGCATCAGCATCCGCATCGGTTCCGTATGCATGCGTCGGAGTTCTACACATCGGATACATGGACGCCGCAGGTCACGATGACGCCCGTCTACATACAGGAGCATCCGTTGCATGGGTGGTCTTGCGAGGTGATGGTGACGCGCATCGTGCGCGGCGGCACGCGAGGTGATGGTTAGTGGTACTCTCGGTTGCGGAGCAGCGGGTCATCCGTCTCTGTCGGATTATCGGATACGGTCATATAGACGCGCTGTATGTCTCGGACGCCGAGCCGTCGCATCTGGTGGGCGAACGCGCGATTGAGTGTCGCATCGATCCCGCGAAGAGCGACTCGCGCTGCGTGGAGCCGTTCGACCTGCAGGAGCCTGAAGCGGATGTCGCACTCCATCCCAACGAGGAGCGACTCGTCCATCTGATACGCTCTATCCAGCGCGGGTTCATCCGAATCGCGGTCAAGGACGGTATCCCCGTCAGCTGGAACTACTATCCCGACTTGCCGTCGCGTGCGGAGCTGCGGAGCAAGGCGGTAGACGAGCTGATGCTCGATCCGAAATAGCGAATTTCGCCGTATAATTGGTCGATGTAGCAGGCGGTGCGCTTGCATCATGCGAGCGCACCGCCTGCTTCGTTTAGGGAGCGCAGAATGGTAGTCGTGACACTGTCAGATGCGGAGACGGTAACGCGCGGGTCGCGCCCTGCGATTCGCGTGGAGGTGCTTCGCACGGGCGAATGGCTGCACGAGATGGCGCCTGAGGGGCGCCTCGTCGTCACGGAACGCGAGCTGGACGAAATCGTGCGGAACTTCCGCGACGGGGTGTTCGGATACGAGCTGCCCGTCAATCTGAACCACATGGACGATTCGACCGACGCGGTCGGATGGGTAACAGCACTGGAGCGTCAGGGCGAGTCGCTGTACGCGACGATTCGACCGACCACCGACGAGGTTCTCGACCGCGTGCGGGATGGTCGTCTGCGGTTCGCCAGTGCGGAGCTGACGGTGCGCGGGCGAGACCCTGAGACGCGCCGCGAGGTCACCGCGCTCCGCGCAGTCGCTCTCACGAACCGACCGTACATCAAGCGCATGGATCCCGCACAGGTGGTCACGCTATCGGAACGCGCTCGAACCGCAACACATCAGGGAGGCTACAACTCGATGAATACGCAAGGAACCGTACCACAGAACGAGATTCGCGATTTGCGAGTGCGTCTGTCGGAGCTTGAGGAGCGGCAGTGGGAATCGGACAGGGACTTGCTCCTGTCGGAGTACGAGTATACCGTTCCGCCGTCGATACTGCGTCTCGCGCGGTACATCTTCGACGCGCTGCGCGGTCGTGCAGTGTCGCTGTCGGATGTGCGCTCCGAGATGCCCGAGTCGCGGATTGTGCGTCTGAGCGAGAACGCGCCGTCGGACGCGCGAGTCCCCGTTGAGGACTTCGTACTCGCGATGCTGGAAGAGGTCGCGCAGATGGTTCCGAATCGTCCGCGCGTGAACCTGTCAGATCAGCCGCTGCGGTACACGCTACGCACGGGCGAGGAACGCACCACGCGCGAACTCATCGCACGCGCGGAGCGCATCGCCGCGAGTGAGGGCCTCACCTACGGCGAGGCAATCAAACGCGCTGCACGCGAGATTTAGGGGGTGACATAAATGCAAGCCTATAAGACCCATTTCACGACGACCTTTCGGTACTACGACTTCGACCGCACGCGTCGCGCGGCGATTGCACGGTACACAGCGGTCATCCTGTGGGACGCGGGACACGGCTCGATTCCTGAGCCTGGCATCAACCCCGAAGCGGGACTAATCGTCTCCGCTGGGAACCCGACGCAGCACTGGGCGAATGTCGCGCAGGGCAGCACTGCGCAGTGGGCGCTGGTGCGTCCCATCATCGGCGTCACGCTCCAGTTCGCACTGGACGGGAAAGAGGTCATGGTCGCACTGGACGGGATTACCCCGCTGATTGTGAACGCGCAGGTAAACGCGGGCGACCTGCTGTTCGCGGCGCTGGCAGGCGGCGTCACGCAGCCAGAGAACCGACTGCTGGTACGCTCGTCATCGCAGACGCCGTTCAGTCGCATTCCCGAACTCCGTCCGATTATCCACCCAGAGTTCGGACGCGACTACAACTTCCTGATTACCCCCGTGCGTGCGCTTGCGAACAATGCCCCAGCGTTTAACCGCACGGGTACGAACCAGCAGCAGTGGTTCTTCCCCATCGGCGTCGCGATGCGTTCGACAACCGCCGACGCCGCGACGAACCCGCAGGTCATCCCTGTCCGCATGCTGACAAGCACCGTATTCGTGCAATAAGGAGGCTAAGAAGATGGCAGTCGCACAAGCGCAACGAGTTCACTACGATGAGGTGCTGACGAATGTCAGCATTAAGTACCGTCCCGAAGGGTACATCGCGGATCGCATCTTCCCGTCGATGCCTGTGAACAAGGAAAGCGACCTGTTCTATGTGTACGACTTGTCCGCGTTTCGGTATGTCGATGACACGCGACAGGACGGCGACACGGCGAAGCAGGCGTCGTTCGGGTGGAAGGCAGACTGGTACATGTGCGAGCAGCACTCGCTGCGCGAGATTATCACACCGCGCCAGCGTGAGAATGTGTCGGGGCCCATCGACTTGGAAGTCGACATGACGGAGCATTTGACCGACCTGCTGATGCTCAACCGCGAGATCCGCGCGGCGCGTACCCTGCGCGACCCTGCAAACAACCTGCATGCGTTCACGCCGTCGACGGCGTGGGACAACTATACCGTTGCGTCGCCGAAGGTCGACCTGATTAACGCGAGCAACTTCATCTTCACGGCGACGGGGCGTCGACCGAATGTGGTCGTGATTCCCTCGACGATTGCGCGGCGGATGCTGGCAATCGAGGAAATCAAGGAAGAGCGACGCTATGTGACGGACTTGACCCAGAGCGGGCTCCCACAGAACCTGTGGGGTCTGGAAGTGCTGGAAGCGGCGGCGCTTCAGCTCCCGACAGACCCGTTCGGCTCGCGCAGTCTCGACCCGCAGGACATCACGATGACCAGTCGGATGGATGAGATATGGGGACGCGATGTCTGGGTGGGCTATGTCGATAAGCCAGGTCTGCGTCGTCTGACCTACGGGGCGACCTTCGAGGCGCGTCAGCGGAATGTGCGCACCTACATCGATGTCGAACGCGACAGCGGCACATGGATCGAGGTGGACTGGATTTACACGCACAAGGTCATCGCCCGCGCATGCGGGGTGCTAATCCAGAATGTGATGTCGGCAGCGTAAGCGTAGCGGGTGCGCTCTGATGCGGAGCGCACCCGCATCCACACATTACGGGAGAACTTAGCCATGTCGTGGGTGACGCCAGCGCAAGTGCGGTTCTATGTGCGGAATCTGGAGCCGATAGACGATTCCGTGTTGCAGGCGGCTATCGATGCTGCGGAATCGTACATCCGTTCGCGCTTGGTGCGGTTGTACCCGCGCATGATGGCGACGGACGCGCCTGCGAAACCGCCGATACCGACGATAACGATGCAGCTGGCGGCGGCGCTGGTGGAGGCGCGAACGCTGGCGATAACCAACATCGGCGCGACGATGAACCCCTACGCACAGCAGCTGTATCAGCAGGCGGAAGACGAGTTGCAGCGACTGGAACGGGGCTGGGCGCATGTGCTGGGCGAGTCGGTCGAGTGGATGCTCCCAGTATTCGCGCCGCAGTCGCAGCCGACGCCCGTGCGGAGTATTCGGAGTGTGCGTCGCACGGGGAGCGGGTGGTGAGATGACGCGATGGCGGGAGATGCTCGTCGCTTTGGAGCGCGGTCATGAGACCTGCGAGTACGACCTGTTTGCGGAGTGTGTGCGCGATTGCGCGTTCGCATGGTATCTCAAGGCGTACCACATCGAGACCGACGAGGCGGAGTCGCTGGCGAACGAGGTCGCAGTGAAACTGTGGGTGAACGCGCCGCGCATCCGCTTAGAGAGCGCAGAGCGGTACATTCGCCGCGCGATTGCGAACACGGGTCGGGATTACCTGCGCAAGCGGAAGGAGATTGCATACAACGAATGGGATATCATGTGTGCGATGCACGCTGAGGCGACGGATGATGCTATGGAATGGACGGCGACTCTGGCAGTGATGCCGCCAGAGGAGCGTGAAGTGGCGGAACGGCTCGTGTCGGGTCAATCGCGCTCGGATATCAGACGCGAGCTGGGCATGAGCAGCAGGTATCTTGACGCGGTCATCGAATCGATTCGCAGGAGGCTCGAATGAAACAACCGCCGATTGTGCAGGAGATTCTGCAGGTTGAGGACATCGACGCGCTGCTGGAGCGTGTCCGTGATGTCGGCGTCGCATGCGCCATGGCGCGTCTGGGCGATGCGAATCCGCGCGAGCTGCTACAGCACCTGCTGGACTTAGCCGAGTCGTATCAGGGCGACCCCGACTCTTCGCCATGGATGGTGCTGGTCGGTCTTATCGATGTGCTTGCGGATGAGGTGCGCAACAGCGACGCGCCGAGCGACACGGATTTAGTATCACGAGTCGATGCGCTGGTCTCGACGGCGTATACTCATC